ATATCTGCACCCTCAATCGACAACATTTCACCTTGGGTGTCGCGCAATTGTGAGCCGGCAATCATGTCAATTTTAAGTGGTTTTTTTGAAGCCATATTGGCTTATTATACTATAATTTTAAGTTGGATTCAGTCGTCTAGATTTCCTATCCAGTAACCCCGGCCATCTGGGTCGTCTTCGTACTTAAATTGCTTAATGATCTTAAGTTTATATAGGAACAAGATCAGGTTGCCTTTTATAAAGTCATTTCTTGTTAGACCGTCGTATATTCTGGAGTTGTAATGTGGATTTGAGTAGTCTAGTTGGCCTGCCTTAACAATATAAAAACAGCACTCTATCATATGAGGTAAATGGTAAGACCAAAAACTCTTTTTTGTAAGGCCAGTAATTTGGATGTTCTTATATAAGAAAACGACAGCTGCAAAAATACGAGACATTATTTGTGGACTTTAAAGTCAACATCTTGATCTGAGACTATTGGCTCCGATCCTTTGATGTCTTTAAATGATTCATGTTCTCTCATCTTTGAGAGAGCAGATTTTTCTATTTTTTTAATAGTATCTACTGAAACATTCAGTAGAGCTGCCAATTCTAGGTCTGAGATATTTCTATCTTGAGTAAACTCAGACAGGTATTTAAAAAAACAATAGTGCGCCAATTGATGATCGATTGCCCATGGACAGCCGGGAAGAGTAGCTTCCTCTTCCTCTGTTAATTCGCGCCCAGCATTTCTTATGGCTTTTAGCCGTAAGACAGCTAGCGGACACCATTTATCTGGCATTTCCTCTAGTTGTCTAGGGCATCTTTGATCCATTTTAGACTTTGATGGGCAGCTCATATTAGTGGGTTACTTCTTGAGTCTGAGTTTCAGAGGCTTCCTTAACTTTTGGATTTTTAATTGATAGAAGCTCTATTTCATGAGAGAGACCATTGAGAGTAACAGTTACTTTATCAGTAACTTTTTTGCCAGTAAGCTGAGAAATAAGTTCTGGAACTCCTGAATCTGACAACTTAAGCCGAGACCTAAAGATTCCTTTATCTTGACCAGACTCATCTTGAGCAGTAGATGTGATAGTGACAACACTGTCGGCGCTAACAACGTCTGCTGTTTCAAGTTGATCCCGCTCATCAGCTTTAGCAGACGCCTCATCAAAATCTTTAAGTCGCTGTTCATTTGCAATTTTATCAAGGGCCTTTGTATCCAAACTAAGATGCTTCTGAAGCGCTGAATATTTATATTGCAACTCGTAGAGCTGATTTAGAGCACTACCAAGATCCTCTCCCATTGATTTCATGTTTTGCATGACCTGTTGAAGCATCATTTGAGAGATTCTCACTGACATCTGCAAATTTTGCAATTCTGTATCTGTTTTGCGTTGTTGTTCTTTTTTTGAAGGTTGAGGTGGAACACGAAATCCGTTTTTCATTAAAGCTCCTTTAATATTAAAGTTTTTATACAAAGATTATTTTGTCTTAGTTGCTTTTATGTACATTGTTTTATAAAATTTAATCTCTTCTTGAGTTAGAGATAATTCTTTTGATGACTGATTGCCAAAAAGATTGCCAAGCTTTTGATTTAAAAACTCTCTAATTTCGTTTTCTAATTCATCATAAATTAAACCTTTTGATTTAAGTATTTTCTTGGAAAGAATGTCGTTAATGGCATTGGCTTTTTCAAGTTTAAGTTGCTCTGGAGTTTTACCAGAATGGTATTTTGCAGGTGTGCTGCTTACGGACTCTGATAGATCAGCGTCTGAAACCTGAACATTGTCCCCAGAAACAGTAACAATTAAATGAGAAGACTGATTGTTGTATTTTTCTGCTGCTGGGAATTCTTTTATAAATTGCTGTAGGGTGATCGGTTCAAAACCGTACTTATGAGCAAATTGAGAATATAGAGATCTAGCTCTTGCAAACTGTGCTTTATTAAGCGGCTCTTTATTGTCTGTGCAGCGCTTCCAGTGCGCTTCGGTGTCTGGATCGTGCATCCATATTCTTTTAACGCCAACAGATTCTTCTATTTCCCTTATTGCGTCAATATCTTCTTCTGTAAGAAGCGGTTTTCTTCCGTAAACAATAGGCCAAACAAGTTCGCCGTAATGACTTCTATCTAGAACAATATCTCTGGTTGAAGCAGCGGAAATTAGATCTACTATTTCTTGTAGATACTGATCCGGAGTGGTTCCTTTTAAAGGAGCTGATAGGTGGATTATTTCGTAACCCTGCTCTTGATGAAAAAATTCAGCAACAGTAGACTTACCGGTTCTATCCAAGCCTTCAAGAAGTATTAGTGCCATAAATCTCCTTTACGGAGATAATTATACAAAAAATGGCTGAAACTTAGAAACACACTTTATGATTGTAGACTCATTTACAACTTTAAGTCTAAAAAGAACTCTAACAAGTTTTATATAAGCAAAATAGTGTTCTTCATCTATAATTTTAGAATCGTCATAAATATACAGATGAGTTTGCAAATTATTCCTGTTCGTCTAATTTATTAATTGGATTAGCGACTACTTTACCGCCAATGTTGGTTGCTTTAGAGGCGCCAAATTGTTGAGCAGATTCTCTTAAGATATTTCCTTGGCCAACCGCTCCGGCTGCAGCCTGAGCTTTTAACTTTTCCATCTCCATTTGATGTTTTTCTTCTTTTCTATTGTGATCTGCTACAGCATGACCATGCAACTCTTGTTTCATCTGCGATTCTTGCTCTAATTGTTGCTGTTGAGCTGCAGCCTGAGCGGCCATTTGCTCTTTTTGATCTTTGGAGTTTTCAATAGCAAGAACTGTTTGCTGCCAGGCCATAAAGGCCTGATCACCTGGAATATACTGAAGCTCTTTGCGCTGTGTTGCGCCCTTATCGCCAAAAAAGATTTCCCTAATTTCTCCTCTAGTGTAATTTTTTTCTACAAGAGCCCAAAATGCTTGATTTAAGGGAAGATTGGCTGCGGGTGTGTCTATTTTTTGTTTTTGAGCCTGCACTAGAAGATCATTCATAGACTTCCATACAGTCATCTCGGCCTGCATTTGAGCAATTTCAGTTTGAGCAGTTTCGTCTGTATACCCAGTAAAAACAAATTTATATTTGTTGCCAAACGATTTGTCAAGAGCCGGCAAAATTTCGCCGTTGATTAAATCTTCGACAAACATCAAAATAGGGTATAGACCTCGTTCGCGAGAATATGCAATTTTATATTCGTTGTTGGCCTGCTGCATTGGGCTTCTGCCATTTGCAGAAGCAAGATACTCTAAACCTAATTCAACTGGATCGATTTGAAACATCGAACAGATAATTCGCATTAGATGATTGTTGAAATTTATATACTCCATCTCTTTTGCAGAGCCAGACATAGGAACCCATTGAACCTCGTCAAGTCCTGCAACAATAGGTGTACGCCATGCATGCTGTTGACCAGAGATGGTGTTATAAAATTGCCTTCTAAAATTCATTAGTTGAGACTGAGTAACTGTTCCTTTTAGGTGCAGAACGCCTCTTGCTGCATATCCATGCGTAAAAAAGTTAGCATTGTAATTTTCTACATTTAGATGGTTAGTTATGTTTATAATGGCTAGTTCGAGAGGAGAGTAGCAGTACCCATTAGAGTCAGCAAAGTTTTGAGGATTGAAGAGCTTAAAGATTAAGTCCTCATCTCCAAAATGCGCTAAAGGCTGCATATTATAAGACATTTGAACATATTTATAATAATCAATCGGAACTTCATTTAGTTTTTGATCTTTTTTAGGATCGTTGTTGCTAAGTGGCTGACCAAAGGTCTGCTTAGCATTCTTTTCTTCGTTCTTAATCTGCTCTTTAGACAATCTTTTATTTATCAAGTAAATTGATTCAGACGGAAGCGGTCTAAAGCGATGCAGACCTCCGCCTCTAGTCTTTATTTTTTCAATAGCAACATGTCCAAACGTCAATGCATCTCGTGTAACTAGTTTTAGAAACTCACCAAACAATGAGCGCTCATCTGCCGGTGTGCCTTCTTTTCTACCGCAGTGATAAATAAAATCTTCAATTGCTGCAATCTCATCCAATTCATCTTGGCTATATTCAGAATTTTTGTCTTTCTTAATAACACGAAAGCCCATCTCAAATCTTCTATGTTCTGGCCTAGAGAATCTTAGAAGCGTATCGACGCGAGCCTGAATAATAGCAGAAACAAGCCAATCTCTAATTGAGACTTCTTTTAACATCCTATTACTAAGACGAGACATCTTAGTTTTATAGTTGATTTGAGATGTTAGATTTTCAAAATATGGGTCATCAATAATAGCTTTGCGACCAATTTGCGTAGAAGCGTCATGGTTTTCTGGAGTCTCTGGCAGAGAGTCTGCCGTATAAGCCCCACGAGCAGCAGGTG